AACAAGTTACCCCTGCCAACGATTTTAAGTTAGCTGTTTGAGTTCCTGAACTTGTTTTAATTCCTTTAAAGATAATTTTTGAACCTGTTACCAAATTGGTAATTTCGTCTTTCGTAATATGGAACTCGTGTTCTTTTCCTAATAATTCAATCTTTTCAATAAACTCTGGAATGATTGAAATATGCGCCGAAACTAAGGTGTATCTCGTGAATAATATAATATGCCCTTGTTCGTATGTTAATAGTAACAGAAACGTATTAATACTAAACGACTTCGAAGAGCCACGTCCACCCGTACAAATGAAATATCTACTTTCTGTAAATAACTGTTTAAACTTCGGATTCAGGTGTATCAAAACTAACTAGTTCTTTAACGTTAAAGTTAGTGTTTTTATTTGTGTTTTCGGATTCCACAAATTGCATTGAAAGTTTACGTAATTCTTCGGGTGTTGCGATTAGTTTCATTAATGCCATTTGCAAAGCAGGTGCGTTTGATTTATACCACTTTGAACGCATTGAAACTTTTAATTCGGTGCGGTTTAAATTTAATAATTCTTTTAGCTCGTTCGTATCGTTCGTATCTGGCGGAAAAAATTCGTAAAATTTAGTTTTTCCAATTGGAACAAAAGCAATAATATCTTCAATGAAAAACAACTTGTGTTTAACAATCATTTCCTTTGCTTGTTCAAATATTTTTTGTTTGTCGTATGCCATTACATTAAATCATTATTTGAAAAAGAATAAAAACTATCTGCAGTCAAAATAATATGGTCTAAAACCGTAACATCAAAAAATTTCATAGCTTCTTTTATTTTTGCTGTTATGTTTATATCTGCTGTACTTGGATTTAAATTTCCACTTGGATGATTGTGCGCTAAAATTATATTAGTCGCTAAACTATCAACAACATATTTCGCGATTATCTTAACATCAACAACAGTTGAAGTAACACCTCCTTGACTTATTTTAGCATAACCGATTGTTTGATTTGCATTATTCAAAAGCAATAAAAAGAAACTTTCATAAATTTCAATATCTCCTTGATAAAATTGCTTAATAAATTCAGCTGAATCGTTTGCATCTTTGATTTTCATTTTAGGAAAATCAGTTTGATTTTTTCTCAGTTCGTAAAGTGTTGTCGTTTTCATATTGTTTTTTTTTAGGTGTTGTAAATATATAGATTTATTTATTTACAAATTCAAAATGAAATGTTTTTACTCCGCTATCTCTAAATCCTTTATTATTTGCAAAACTTCGACTTGCTGAGCCTCCCGTTTTCATTTTACCCATTAATCTTTTTTCACCTAAAAACACCCATTGTTTTTGTTTTTTCATTGCTTTAAAAATTGGTATTGCTGAAAATTTTGCCATTATTCGACAATTGATTTTTGACTGTAACAATTTTGAAGTTTCATTGATTAATTTAATTCCTAATCCAAGACCATTGTAATCGGGGTGTATAACTGTTCTGTTTGAGTGAAAAATAATTTTAGTTTTTGGTTTATGTGGTGTGTAATTTGCAAAACATTGAAAACCAATTTGATTTTCATTATGAAATATACCATACAAATATATTTTTCCGCCTGGTAATAATTCACTTAAATAATGATATTTGCTAAAATATTTCCAAGTTTCTCTTCCGACTTCTTTAATTGTAAATTCAAGTTTTTCTCTTTCGCTAAAAAAAAAATCCTTCGTTTCAGGAAGTTCAAATTTTTGTTTATTACAATCTATTAACCAATCAGGTAAAACCCATTCTAAAATATCATAATGACAACTTAATAAAATAATTTGTTTATTGTGTTTTTTTGCAAATTTATGTAAACATACGCTCATTGCTTTTGCCACAGTTCTATCAACTACACTTGTCCATTCATCAATACAAATAAAATCTTGTTTACACATTAAATAAGCGGCCTCTGCTCGTGCTTTTTGTCCGTTTGATAATGTTTTAATAGGGCGAATCCAACAAGGAACTGAATTTAATCCTATACCGTTTAAAATATTAGCGCAATCTTCATAAGAAAATTCTTTTGGCAATTGGTCAATTATGCTTTTATTTTCATCTAAAGAACAATCAAAAATATTTTGCCCAAATAAATGTTTGGCTAACGTTGTTTTTCCACTTCCACTTGCTCCATAAATTAATCCTATATTCCAATTATTAGGAATTTTTATATTATTAATTTCAAGTTTATGAATTGATTTTTTTTTAACATCAATATCTAAACTATTTGCGGCGGCTTGACATCTAAAAGTATTAAATACTTCGCTTTGTAATTCAAATTTTATATTATTTGGAATCATTGTACTATTTTACAAATTAAACCTTCTTCAATTAATTTATTATACCAATTTTCGCAATCGGATTCGTTTTCAAATTCAATATTTAAAAACCATTTTTGAGATAAATCATAACCACTTTCTTCAATTGGTTCGGGAGAATCATAATTTGGCACTTCCAAACCCCATTCTTCCAACTGCTCAACGTTCCATTCATTACCTAACATTTCAAAATCCCACTCGCCACCTGAAACGTTATCTTTAATCAGAAACTCTCTTTGTTGTTCTTCCGTAAGGTTATCTGCAACTATAATCGGTACTTCTTTCAATCCTGCTTCTTTGCACGCTTTAAACCGCATATTTCCGCCCAAAATTACCATATCTGCGTTAACTACAATTGGTCGAATATCCAACATTTCTGGAAAATCTTTAATCGATTGAACTAACTTTTTAAAGTTATCGTCTTTAATTAAACGTGGGTTGTTTGGGTTTAATTTAACCTCACTTATTTTCGTTTTAATTGACTGCATTATTGTTCGTATGAATTAAATACTTTCTTTAACTCTTCAATCATATCAATCCAACAGGTAGCGCATTGTGTCGCACCTACATTTGTATTGAACGTTCTGTTGTAAATCTTCAAAACGATTTCTTGTTCTGTTGGTAGTATTGTGTTTCGTTTACGGTCTAAAAACATCGTTAAATATTCGTAATCGTTTTCAGTTAAGCAATTAGCTTTTTTGTAAGGAAATAATTTATTAAGTGTTTCTTTACGTTGTTCGCATCCACAATCTTCGCCTAATATCCATTTGGCTACTTTATCAATTCCGACCGCTTGTAATCCTGCTTCAATTGTATCTCCTAATCCTTTTGGTTTTTTAGTTCTTGGTTTTCTTGTTGTTGTCATTTTTAATATATTGTTGTGAAAGTTCAAATAAATCGTTTCTTAATATTTTGTTTTCTTTTTGTAGCTTTTTGTTTTCTCTTTCTAATCTACAAAAATCGTGATAAAAATCTTTTGCTCGTTGTTGACGCTTTTCAAGTTCGCGTTCAACTAATTCAAGTATGTTTTTCATATTTGTTCGTATTCTTGGTTTATAAAATCTTCGTAATCTTCGCCAACTGCAATTTTCAATCGTTCCTTACAGCTTTTTAAACTTTCATAAATCGAAGTTAGTGAAATATCCGCACCTCTTGAAATTTTGCGCATTGGTATTTTCTTTTCAATATGTAAATTGTAAAGGTTTTGGTCGTAATAATTCCACGTTTTAACTTCTTGAATTATAAAAGTATATATTTTTTCCTTAGCTTCAAAAAAATCAATGTTTGTTTCGTTTGCACTTAATTCCTGAATAGCTTCCAAATCTACTTTAATCGCTTTCTTTTTTTCACGTTGGTATAAAAGAAACGTATTTCGTAAACAAAGCCAAATGTAGCCCTTATTTACTTTGCCGTTGGTTAAATATTTCTCTGGTGTCGACCATTTGTAAAGCATCAAATAAGTTTCTTGCACCAAATCTTCTGCAAAATTACGCTCACCAAATGTTTTAATAGTGTTAACCCACTCTTTGTGATGCTGTGCGACTTGGTTTAACTCTTTCAATTTATTGTATCGGTATTAATTCCTGAATTTCTTTTTGAAAGTGCTCAAAGTCAATCCATTTACAAAGGTAGTAAATTCCTCCATCGTTTTCCACTTTGATTTGTCGCTTCTTTTGTGATTCTTGTTGCCTATCCTTACCGACTTTCAATTCAAGTGATAAGAAACGACCGTTAACCATTCCTTCCGCATCTGAAAGCCCTTTATTTTCACTTGGAATATAACCTATTCCTTTACGCCATTTCCCTTCGCTTGAAATTCGTTGAAAAGTTGAAGATTTTGGGTAAATATAGTGAACGTAATCAACGATTAGTTTTGTTATTTCGTTAGTGTTTGCGTTTGGTATTTTTACTGTTTCTTTTTTCTGAATAACAAATTCATAAGGTATTCCGTTTTCCGTTTCACGAACTTCAACTAATCGTTTTTTAACAATACGTTTTTTATCTAAGTCGTATTTTTTAAACGTAACTTTTGACGCAGGCATTATTGTATTTAAACAGTCAACCATGTGACAGTACTCAATGAATTGTTTTAGTGTGTATGGTTTCAAACTGTTTCAATTTTAAATTCACGTGAAAAATTACCCGTTGCAATAAGTTGTTTCTTTTTCCATAATGCTAATTGACGGCTCGGGAAATACCAAACCTGAAAGTTAGCGTAAATTAGTTTATAAGTCATTTAATGGGTTTTGTATAATTCCTTTATAATTAGAACAAGTAAATGTATCTAAAAATCCATCAATTAAATCAGATTCAAAGACTGGATAAAATTCTAAAGTTTGGTCTTTTACATCAACGTAAACTGCAAAGAATAATATAGGATAATATTCCATTTCTGTTTCTTGTTCAAATTGACCTACTAATCCTTTTACTTTTTGTAGTTCAACAAATTTCAATCCTTCAAATTGTGTTTTCATTTTATATTTATTTTATAAGCTTCAAATTTCTGTTTCATTTGCTCGTTTTGTAGTTCCAAATCACGAATGTAACTTTGCGACTTATTAAAATATTCCTGAATTAAAAGTAAACGATTTAATGTTTTCTCAAATTTCTGAATTATTTTAACATTCGGCAAATCCTCTTTTTGCTTTGCGATCAAGTTACGCTCAACTTCAATAATAATATCGTTTAGGAAATAACCCGAGTGTTTGTATTGCGTTTCCATAATCCACGACATATCGAGTTTTTTCCACGCTTTCTCGATTTCGCTTGTTTCTT